TGTATTGGTGAGCCCGGATATGGTAACGCCGTCATGCTCGGCAAACCCTACGCCTATGCCAGCAGCGCTAACCTTGACGTAAGTGGTGGGAATGCTTGCCCATGTACCGTAGGTAGAGGAATATTGTTTGAGTACATGGGGCTTTGAATTAGTATCTATCCATAGTGCGCCATCGTCAGGAGAGGCCGGAGCGGTTGCGCCGGTGGAGTAGCTTGTATAGGCAGTACCATCGTTTTTGCAGAGCGTAAGGTTTACCGTGCCGGAGGTCGTAATCTTATTGCCGAGGCTGCCATAATCGCCAGTTGCCGTGTTGTAGTATGCTTTGTCAGGCCATATTAGGATATATGCACCCATAGCGACAAATGTTTTAGGGCTGTCAGTCAAGGAAAAACCGGCGACGGCACTGCCGTCGTAGTAGAATGTAGTGCCGTCCACCCATGCCAGCTTGTTATGTGCAAAAAGGCCGTTTGGCTTCGTCAGGGAGCGCACACGGCCTCGGACACTTCGCGGTGATAAGACGGGGTAGTGGGTTGACGTCATGTTCTGCATATCGCTGAACTCGTTGTTATTGATACGCAGGTTATGATTATACCCCCCAAATTCGCTTATCATTTCGCGGGAGGTATTCAGTTCGGATAGCGAAGGAAGAAAGCCCATATCAATACCTCAATCCAGTGTAATAATGAGTCTGCTTGGGTCTGTGGCTGCGGTTATACCAGTTTGCAAAATCGGATAGCGCAATGTTGTACATGACCATGGAATTGTTGTACCGAGCCAGTTCCGCGTTGTGATAATCCACCTGCGCCATGAGGTACTTGATATAAAGGTCATCGTAGGGGTTCGGAACCATGAGCGCGGTGTCCATATCACCATCTGGTGAATACGGACCGTGAGCAACGTCGTCGGTATCCTCATGCCATTTGATGACTTCCTCGTATATTCTGCCCTCGACGTCAGAGAGCCAGCGCACGAGGGTTTCATCGTCGTACTGGTTTTCCTTAATAGACCTTAGTTGTGCGATTGCCTCGGATATCTTCATAAAACCTCCAATAGTGCGGTGCGCTGGGCTTGAACCAACGTGTGGGCCTACCCACGCCGCATGAGGGAGCCTTGCGGCTCCATAGGTTATACGGGTTCGCTCGTCCTTGCTTCTTCCTGAAGGGCAAGGAGACGGTTCTGAGTGCGTTCATCCTCGTCGAGGGAATTCTCCAGCACTTCCTTTATGCAGCGGGGAACCTTTACTCGCTTGCCGAACGGAACGAACATGCTTATCTCGTTCACGCTGACATATTTGCCGTTTTCCTTGCTGCGGGGGTCGCGGGGGAGCTTGAACTCAACGTATTCGCGGGGGTCGTCGGAAACGGGTACCGTTTCGGGAGTAACTGCTTCGGGAGTAACTGCCTCCTCAGTAAGGATGGCCTTATCTTTGGTATTGCTCATGGATAACTCCTTTCAGGTTAATTAGCTGCGGCGTAGGGCTCGGTCTCTGAGCAGTGCTCGACGCGCACCATGTACTCTTCCACGAGGCGTTCTGCAACCTTGGTTGCCTTCCAGCCGGTGGTTGCCCTCTGGTCCAGGGGGTCGGCGGTGCCGCCGGAGCCAAGCTGCTTAATGATGTGCCGCAAGCCGCCGCCCTTGAGCATAGTCCTGCCGTAGGCGTTCTGAGCTATGAACATGGTGCAGTATACGGCCTTGCCGCTCTTGGTCGCGCCCTTGCCGGTTATCTTCGCGCCTGCCGCGAGACTGGTAATGGCGGTGCCTACGGTCAGGGTAGTATTACCGCCGGAGGTGGCTATCGCGGTAATGGTGTTCTCCGCGCCGTTGATATAGACGGGTATCGGCTCGGCGGGGGTAGCTTCGGTAAGCTCCTCATTGATGACAATGCTGGTGGAGCTGGAGTTTATAGCGGTCTTTACGCTAAGCACTCCCAGACCGTCGCTTATGGCTGCGGGACCGATAATACGCGCCTCGGTGGATTCGACAAAGCGAACACCGCCGAGCTTGCCGATCTCGCCCTTGTAGATGTTTTCGGGCTGTGTATACTTATGCACGTCGAGCCAGCCATCGGAGAGCATAAGGTCACAGGCCACGTTGGGGTGGACTATGGCGACGTAGCAGTCATCGATGGGTACAGCGTTCATGCGCCGGAGCTTGGCTGCCGCTTTGAAGATGACGCGAGTGGTAAGCAGCGCGGTATCATCAAGGTCGGCGCGGGACAGTACCTCGGTCTCGGCGCCTGCGGCAGAAACCTTGGGCGCATAGGATACGTTTGTGCCGGCGGTGATGACGTCGCGGGTAATGGTGTCCAAAGTGCGGCCTGCCTGTGAGCCGAGCAGCTTGGTAGCCTGTTCGAGCTGAGGGTCGATATGGGCGAGCTCCAGTACATCGGAGATGGTGATGTAGTAACCGTACTGGCCAACCTCGGCGGTCAGGGTGCTCATTTCCAGCTTGCCGCCCTTGGGGGTAACGCCTTCAATAAGCTGATTCAGCGCCTTGGGTAGGGGCAGATACTTGCGGAATTCGATAATCTTACCGCCGTGCTTCGGTATGTTGTACTCGTCGCCAAACTGATCATGCACGAGCTGAGGCTCTGCGTAATCTATCAGCCTGTCCTCATAGTAGGTTTTCATACCGTCGGTCAGACCGGGGGATTTGGTGGTCTGCACGTTAAGGTCAACGTCGAACAGACGCAGATTGAGTCTTAGATAGGGCCTGATGTTAAACATTTAATTCTCCTTTCTGATTTGAGGAGAACCAGCTTAAAGGGTTATGATTTCTCCTCTTGCGACGCGCCGCGAGATTTCCTCGCGGTCTTTTTTCGTAAACTTGGTTGGGTCTGTTTTTGTGATAGTAGCCGCACCGGTGCTGTTTGCTCCGTTCTCGGCGGGTCTCATACCCCTCGCCATGATGTCGTTCACGGTCTTTTGAGATATCTGCTGGGCGGTGTACTGCATAGCGCCGGACATGATATCGTCCATGTGTACGACCATGTAAGCGTTCTTTACGTCCACACCGGATTTCAGCAACGACAAAAACCTTTCTGCTGTAGGAGATTGCTTAGGGTCAACTTCGCGCTGGAAGTCAAAATTGGGGTATGTCTTTTTGCAGTCCTCACCCTGTTCCTGCCACATAGCGTATATGCGGTCTGCGTTTTGCTGTCGCTGCTGCTCCTGGGCTGCACGGCGAAAGCTCTCATTTTCGCGCTCCAGCTTCTTGATGTTTTTTAGCTGCTCCACGGTCAGTCCCTTCGAGATGGCCTCTTCCTCGTAGTAGCTATCATCATCTTCGATTGCCTTAACGAGGGCATCAGCGTCCGTGCCGTCAACGCCGTATTTCTGAGCAAGCATATTGAGTACTGGATTCAATGCGTCGAACTGCTCAGATTTTGCCCTGAGACCATCGAGCTCCTTAAACCGAGCGTTGATGTTTTTTTGCACATTGGCGTCGTACAAATCTTTGTATTCGCCCTTAATGAGCTTGTCGAACTCGGCTTTTCGGGCTTCTTCCACATTTGAGGTGACAGCCGCGCCGGACTGTGCTGCTCCATTTTGGGAACCGTTGGGGGTGGTTCCGTATTGAACGTTGGCAAGGGGGTTGCTTTTGCCTGCCTTGCTGCCGGCTGCGGGTAATGCTGCGCCTTCTGCGCCGCCAGCGTTTCCACCGCCTTCTCCGTCAAACAAGTGCAGATTCATGAGCAGATAGTTTTTCATGCGTAATCCTTTCCTCGGGTCTTTCCCCGGCGTCATACTTGGCTATTTACCCAGCGTCAGCGGTCTTTCCCGCCGTCTCTGAGGTCTTTCCCTCGCGTCTGGAGGTATGATATACGAGACTGCGGTCTCATTTCTCCCTGTTTTTGACCTGATATTCTGCAAAATTCGGGATATTTTTGCGCTATCATGGCAAAGCCGCGCATTATTACGTTAAAAATCACGGTTATTTGTACATCACAGCCAGCTTTGCATACGGCTTTCAGTGTAAATGCGCCGTCTTTTTGTTTCGCGTTCAGCTCTTCGAGCATTCCCGTGTCCTGCTGTTCCAGCATGGAATCCCACAGGGTATATGCGAGCGTAGAGCAGGCAGCGCACACGATATCGGGACCGCCGGGATTATACCCGGCGTGGCCCATCACCTTTAGCTCAAAGGTGTTTTTGTTATGTTCATAGTCAACAGTGGTCATATACCGCCTACGCTTTCGGTGTGGCGTTTTCTGCCGCCCTTGTTCTGGCCGCGCCTGCCGTGCTGCTCATACCGGCGTTTATAGAGCCGAGTATATTAGGCTGCCTCTCTGGCCTGGCTGCATTGCCCTGCGGGGTCTGCTGAGTATTCATGCCGACAAGCTGCATTATCTGCTGGGAGTAAGCGCTGCCTTTTATCGCATCGAGCTCCTGCGCCATAGCAAGTGCGAGCTGCGAGAGCTGCTGCACCTGCTGATATAGCGTCTGGTTTTGAGCTATCCTTTCGCGTACTTCCTCAATCCCCTCGAATTGCATCATGTCGAGGGCGGCGAGCGCCTGATCTGCCAGGTCTGGGCGGAAGAAGCCCATGCCGTAAAATTCCTTGGCGCGTTCATTTTGCGCCGCCGTAGCAAACGGCGATGCTTTTTGCGCGGACACCTTGATGTCGAATATTGGTACACGGTATCCTAAATCAATGCCGAAGTCGTTACCTTGCGGCTTACCTGCTATTTGATCGCCGGAGAACTCCACGAACCGCATAGCGCCTTCATTTCCGATTATGCGGAAGAACCGGGGATATTTATAGAACTGCCGCGTAAGCTCCAGTACGAGGTAGTCCACC